CCACGACCACCGCACAGGAGGCCGTGTAATGGCCCGCATCCGCACTATCAAACCCGAGTTCTGGACCAGTGAACAGGTCATGGAATGCAGCCCTTTGGCGCGCCTGTTGTTTATCGGCGTGTGGAATTTCTGCGACGACGCGGGCAACCATCCCATGTCGGCCAAAACCCTGAAGGCACTGGTTTTCCCAGGCGACGATATCACCTCGGCGAAAGTCGCTGAACTGCTCGCCGAGCTGTCAACGAACGGGCTCATCGACCTCTACGAGGTATCGGGCAAAGAGTACCTGCACGTCAATGGCTGGAAGCATCAAAAGATTGACCGACCGACGATCAAGCACCCTGCATATCGACTGACTATCGACGCTGACTCGGAGAATGCTCGACGAGCCCTCGCCGAGGAACCGCCAGAGCCTAGACGAGCCCTCACCCCCGGAAGGGAAGGGGAATGTAAGGGAGAAAACCCACCCAACGCGCACGAGACGTTCGACCAACGCGAAATGGTCGCCATGACCCTGGACTGGTTGCCAGATCCAGAAACCCTAAAAACCTATGCCGTTCACGTTGGCCTGTCTGGCGCTCTGTTCACTCCAGCCGTGATTGCCCTGTTCACCTGTCACTACGAGCCGAAGGGTGTGATCAACACCCAGGCCGAGTGGGTGAGCATGCTGGTCAAGTGGGTGCAGCGTGATCAGGTCAAGAGCGCCGGAACCAACGTCAGCCGCTTCCCGGGCAAGCCCCGTTCTGACGAACCCTTTGACGATGAAAACACCGACTGGCTGCATCAGGAGGCCACCCAATGAATCAAGTTTCAGTAATCGCCACCGGCCTGTGGGCCAAGGTGCAGACCGGCCAGTTCATCGCTGCCGGTGAAAGCGAAAACATCCAGCCCGCCGCCGAGCTGTCCCAGGCCACGGCCAAGGTCATCAACGGCCTATTCCGCGAACTGCGCTCGATCTTCCCGGCGTGGAAGCAAGCATGGCCGGATATGGCGACTTACAAAGCGGCCAAGCAGCAGTGGATGCGCGGTTTTCTCGAAGCGGGGATCTGCAGCACTGAGCAACTGCGCTTCGGCNNTGATGCAGGCACGCCAAGCCGCCAAGGACTTTGTACCGAACGTGGGTGTGTTTATCGGCTGGTGTACGCCAACAGCGGAAATGCTCGGATTGCCGAGGTTGGCTGCGGCCCATCGCGAGGCTTGCCGTAACGCGCATCCGTCGATGGCCGGTCAGGCCAAGTGGACCCATGACGCGGTGTGGCACACGGCCAAAGAGTGCGGTTTTGAAAACCTCAACCGGCTGTCCCACGACCTGAGCATCAAGCTGTTTGAGCGTAATTACAAGATCACGGTGCGCCGGATTCTGGCGGGCCTGCCGTTGCAGAAAATGCCGCTGGCTTTGCCGCCCCGGGCCATTGAACGCAGTGCGCCCGAAGTGGGCAACAAGGCTTTGGCGGCACTGCGGGCCATGCGTTCGGGAGGTGCAGCGCATGCCTAATCCTTTTCTGGCCTCGGTGGAGCCGAGCGCCTATCGCTGGGCCGTTCACTGCTGCTCCTACAAGCTCGACTTGAGCCACAAGCCCGACCGGGCCGTGGCCCTGTTTGAGCACGAAAGCGCGGCAAGGTACTTCGGCGGGCTGATGTGGCCCAGCACCTTTGAAGTGGTGGACCTGCAATCACCTGTGGGAGCGGGGCAATGAACGTCAAAATCAAAACCCTGACCGTGAAGTTGTCCGACGCCGAGATTGGCCGCAATGCCAAGCTCGAGCATGTGCGCGACCTGCGGGATGCCGGCCACCCGGCGCTGCACTTTCGCTTTTCCAAGAACCGCACCCGGGGCTCCTGGTACTTGCTCAACAAGCGCCGCTGGCACCGCATCGGCGCCTTCCCGGACTTGAGCGCCAAGCAGGTGCTGGCCGCGCTGCCGGCCGTGCGCCTGCGTGTGTCGGCTGATGCAGGCTCGACCATTTCTCAGTGGGTCACCACGGGCGAATTGCTCACCTGGTACGCCGACCGTATGGCCCGTGACCGCAGCCTATCGGCCAAGCGCAAGAACACCGGTGCCTCGGCCATGAAGTGCCACCTGTTGCCGCGCCTGGGTGACTTGCCGCTGGTGGAGGTCAACAAGGCCGCGCTTGATACCTTGTTCATGTGGCCACTACAGGAAACCCTCTCAATCGATTATGTGCGTTTGGCGTTCCAGTTGCTGGCCCTGGCATTCCGTCAGGCGTTGAAGCTGGGCCTGATCACGTCCAATCCAATGGCCGCGATCAAGTTCAGCGACTTCTCCAAAGCCAAGGTCGGGGTAAAGCCTTCGCGCCTGCGTGGCGTGCAACTGCAGGATCTGCTGGCCGAGCTGGGGCAGGTCATGGACAGCGAACCGGCTGACGCGATGCTGGCCCTGATGATGCTGTGCCACGGGACGCGAATCGGAGAAACCCGGCAAGCACGCTGGCCGCATATCAGCCTGGCAGAACGCGAGTGGTTCATTCCAGCGGAGCACACCAAAACCGGCGTGGAGCATCACCTGCCACTGACCGACCAGGTGCGCAGCCTGTTGATCCAGTATCGCGAAACCCAAACCGCCCGTGGCTATGACGGCCAGTACCTGTTCCCGGCACGCAATGGCAAGGCGCTGAGCGAAGGGCAGGCCAGTGCCGTGTTCACCCGGCTGGGGAAGGGCGAGTGGACCAGTCACGACCTGCGCAAGTTGGCTCGCACGGGCTGGGCAGTCCTCGGCATCGACCATTTGATTGGTGAGCTGCTGATCAACCACGCGATGGGCCACAACGTGAAGGTGTACATCCAGTCGGACGTGATGAACCGCAAGCGTGACGCGCTGGAAAAGTGGCACGCCCATCTAGACGAGAAGGGTTTCAGCCTGATCCACGGGCAGACAGGCGTTAGATTCGGAGAATCCGGTAATACGCTGGAGGCAGCTAACGGCGTGGCTTGCAGCGCTATTCAGAAAACAACCATAGGTGAGGATTAAAAATGATGATTCGCAAAACGCTGCACCGACCTTTGGGTGATACCGAACACATGCTTGAGCAATGGGGCTGGTGGCGAATGGACGGGATGGGGATTCCCAGTTATGCCTCGCCAATGCTGGCCCTGATGCGAGATGCGCTGCCTTCCAGCACGAAGTCGTACACCATCACCGATGAGCTGGCCTGCGCCGTTGACGGGGCGTTGGCCAGGCTGTGCAAGCGTGACCAGCAGATGGGCGACATGGTGTGGCTTTACTACGGATCCAAATGGCCGGCAGTGCGGGTAGGTCGCCACTACAAGGTGAGCGAAATGAAGGCGCGAGAGCTGATCAAGGCGGGCGTGGCATGGATCGACTGCGTTCTGGAGACCCTGCGCGAAGCTGCGTAAAAAGAGTTGTCCATATGGAATAGCTCTGTTTTCATAGCACCGTGTTTAGCTGTTACAGCGGGACACCCCAGAAAAAGCCCGACCATTGAGTCGGGCTTTTTGTGTCCGTCGAATTTGCGTTAGTCTGCGCCTTCAATTGAAAAGGAGGTTCAGATGAGCAACAACTACAGCGTCAGGCTGCTTACTAACAGCGAAGTCCCTCAGGACATTGATGTCTCTGAGTTCGCAGGTGGGGCATGGGGCACATTATTGGACGGAAAAATCGTAGCAATATGCTTTGAGAAGGAAATGGCTGAGGCGATTGCCAGCAACGACCTTGCTACAAAGACTATTTCTCTAGGCCAGCCCCGTTGGTTTTCGCTCAACATGAATGGTGAACTGATCGGTTATTGTCTAGGAAGCGTGCTTCCCAAAGCGAATAAGTTTTTTGGTAACCAATAGCCTCAACTGCACCGAAGTTTTATTGAGCCCAGCCTAACCGCTGGGCTTTTTCGTTTTCGGCCCCGCCACACCCATCGCCTCAAGCTGGGAGTGCTGTCGGGGCCGAACCCATTCTGCTCCCAGCTCGGGAGGACACCGGATGCCTCATATGCCCGATAAGCCAGACACCTGGGTGATAGCGCTCGCGTGGCTGAGTCAGCACTCGCCGACGATCTATGCCGCCACGCTGTCCTTTGTAATGGCGGCGCTGCGGATCATTTACGGAGGCGGCACTCGGCGGCAGGCGATGCTCGAAGCAACCATCTGCATGCTGCTCACCACCAGCCTGATCGCGGTGCTGGAGTACTTCGGCCTGCCGTCCAGCCTGGCCACACCGGTAGGTATCTGGATCGGTTTCTTGGGTGTGAAGAAGATCGCCGACCTGGCTGACCGCTTCGCTGACTTCAAGCTGCCACGGCGGTCCGAGTGATGGCCTGCAGCAGTTGCGCCGCCCGGCGCGAACAACTTAACAAGTGGAAGGCGATTGCATATGAGCGAGCAGCAGAGCTCTTTGGCTGGCCTGCTCAGCCAGGTACTGGCCGAACAGATCAAGCAGACAGCGATCCTCCAACGGATAGCAACCCAGCAGACCCAATTGATCACAGCCTTGGCGGAAGAGGGGATTGAGCAGGACACGGAGTCAGAGCCTCTGACCTACATGAGCGGCGCACCGCGCCATCCAGCATGAGCCGCCTCAAGACACTGGCCACACGCCTGCAACCCCAGGCTAATCGCATAGCAACCGCAGTGCCTGGGTCATGGCGCAGTGACAAGGCCACCTCGACCCAACGCGGTTACGGTTACGCATGGCAACAGGCGCGGCTGGTGCATCTCAATGCCCATCCCCTGTGCGTCTACTGCGAGCGTGATGACCGGGTGACAGCGGCCAGCGTGGTCGACCACGTCATCCCGCACCGTGGCGACATGACGCTGTTCTGGGATCGTACCAACTGGCAGTCGCTGTGCAGACCTTGCCACGATATCGTCAAAAAGCGTGAGGAATCAGCAGGTTGAACGGCCTTGCAATGTCAACATTTATTGTTCGTTTCGGTCACAAATATGCAAATAAGAATATTTATCAATAAAGTTGTTGTGATTAATTCGCATTTATGAACATGAGAGTGATTCTTATTTGATTTAATGAGAATATTTCTCATTTGGTGGAGGGGGAGGGTAAAACTCCAGAGGCCTTTTGCTCCTAGACCACCCATCCCCGCACGCGCACATTTTTTCCCCTTTTCAGGAATTTTTGTTAATGGCTTTAACACCCAAGAAGCGGGCATTCGTCGACGCTTTGCGGGGCGGTGCCTCAAACAAGGACGCAGCCATCGCCGCAGGCTACGCGGCGTCCAGCGCATCGGCTGCCGGATCACGGTTGGCAAAAGACCCTTACGTCATGGCCGCAATGGCCGGGACAACCTTTAACAAAAAAGTTAACAAAATTGTTAAAGCTCCAGCAGCGCAGCAACCGGCTGNNCGCGCAAAGGCGAGACCGGCAAGAAGACTGAGCGCGAAAACGCGGCGAAGGTTGCCGGGGCAGGGCGCTTCGGCTCAAGCCCACCCCCATTGAAGGCGGTGAAGTAAATGCAATGGACGACTGCCTGCCCGGACTGGGAGCAGAAACTGCGCCTGGGGCAGTCGATTATCCCGCGACCATTGTTCCCGCAGGAGGCCGAAGCCGGTCTGGCCGTTTTGCGCGAACTGAAGATCGTCGACGCCCCGGGCAGTCCGACCATTGGCGAGTCCTGCGCCGAGTGGGTGTTCGACTTCGCCGGGGCGATCTTCGGCGCCTACGACTACACCACCGGGCGCCGGATGATCTCGGAGTACATGCTGTGTATTCCGAAGAAGAACTCCAAGTCGACCATTGCTGCCGGGATCATGCTTACCGCGCTGATCCGCAATTGGCGCATGTCGGCCGAGTTCATCATCCTGGCCCCGACCAAGGAAATTGCCGACAACTCGTTCAAGCCTGCGGCCGATATGGTCAAGCACGACGAAGAGTTGCGCGACCTGATGCACGTCCAGCCGCACCTGCGCACCATCACCCATCGGGAAACCGGCGCCACGCTCAAGGTGGTAGCCGCCGATGGCGACACGGTGGGCGGTAAAAAAGCCGTGGGTGTGCTGATCGATGAGGCTTGGCTGTTTGGCAAGAACGTCAAGGCGCCGGACATCATCCGCGAAGCCACGGGCGGCCTGGCGTCCCGGCCTGAAGGCTTTGTGATCTGGCTGACCACGCAGTCCAACGAGCCGCCTGCCGGTGTGTTTCGCGAGAAGCTCAAGTACTCCCGCGCCGTGCGCGACGGGCGTATCGATGACAACCAGTTCCTGCCGGTGATTTACGAATTTCCGCAGGCGATGATCAAAAGCGGCGAAGCCCGTCTGGTCGAAAACTTCCACCTGGTGAACCCGAACATGGGGTTCTCGGTGGACGAAGCCTTCCTGCTGCGCAGCTTCAAAATGGCGCAGGAAGCGGGTGAAGAAGAGCTGCGCGGCTTTCTGGCCAAGCACGCCAATATTGAAGTCGGTTTGGCGCTGCTGTCCGAACGCTGGGCCGGTGCTGACTTTTGGGAAGTGCAGGGCAAGCGTCCGGGCTTGAGCTTCGATGACCTGCTGCGCCAATGCGAAGTGATCGATATCGGCATCGATGGTGGCGGTCTGGATGACTTGCTGGGCTTTGC